GCCTCACTTTGCTGTTCATAGTATGTGCGAATTTCATTAAACGTAAATCTACGTAGCCATAACGGCATATTGTAAACAGTATCCCAATCGTATCCACCTTGCCCGTGGAATACGATTTCATGAATCTGTTTAAATACTGCTAATCGAAATTCGGGTGCTGTTTTAGAGGTCAGGCCAAAAAAAGTTAAGCCCAATTGGAATATCGACTCGATTGTCCCCATTTTCGGGAAAAAAAGTTAAATCTACGTCCGGACTTAATTCTTTTATTCTTTCTCTTAATGCTCTTGAATCTTGAGCTAGGAGGTAATTATCTACAAATTCTCGAATTTTGGGTTTTTCTGTTTCCCCGTTAACAGAAAGAATTTGATGTTTTAATCTGGTGGTGATGGTAGAGGAATTGTTTTTATTTATTTTACTTAAACCCTTCATTTCCTGTTCTATTTTTTTCTCATCACCATGAGTTAATAGTTTAAAAGTAACTACATTGCCGGAACCTGGAAGTGTGAAAGCAAATTCGTTAGATTTAGCTTTTTGTACCTCCTCGTGTAATGGAGCATTTTCTATTTGAGATAGATCAACTGTTTCTTCTTCTCCACGGTATGTAAATTTATAATCTTTACCATATCCTAGAATACGGGCCGCAATCATAATTGCGTTTTTGTCTCCAATTAGCAAATCATCGTAGCTAACTTTGGTAACAATTAAGGATTGAAGCAATTTGTCCAATACTGTTCCGTTTTGAATATAGGATTGGTTGGTTAAGATATCCTCTTCTTTAGCAGTCATGTATTTCATTTCAATAGTACCACTAGAAAGTGGACTGTCGGAAGGATACAATAAACCTTTTGAGGGTAATTCGATTGTTTCGGTAGGTAACTTAAATTCGGCCATATACTTGTTTTAAAATAACTTTTGTTCTATGATAAATATGAAGGTAATAAAGGATTTTTACGAATCCAAACTATTTTTTTAATATATAAAAAAACCTACCCCGATATGGGGTAGGCTAAAAAATTTATATAAAAAATTTAATTAGAAGTTCAATACACAGTAATCTGGCTGAACAGTCATTGTTAAGTTAATGGCTGTGTTTTCTGTATCCCAACCATAGTCACCAAAGTTGGCATCAGTGATCATTGCTCCCTTAATAATCCACTCAGATACTACATCACCTACTGGGCCTAACACGTTGAATGTTAAATCTTTCTTGTAGAAATCAGAGTATCCATCTCTACCAGTTACAGATTCGTGGTGCAATCTAACCCATTCCATTACCGCTTGTGCACCGGAAGGAGTGATTGGATCAAATAGGGTAAATTGGATTGGTCCCCAAGTAGTTTTGCCTTTAACAAAACGTTGTACGTTAATGTGGTTAAGAGCTACTGTTCCTTGAGTTAATGTTACCGCTCCCATACCTTTTACGGTATAGGAGGGAACACCATCTATATACATTATAAATCTATTCGCCTGCTTTGGTTCAAAAGCTGTGAAGAATATTTCGTTTGGATCTAATACTGCCATTTTATATGTGCTTTATTTTATTATAAATATCTAAATTCTAACTTCTTATGCAGGGAAAACTGCACCAGTTGGCAACACGTTGAAATCCAACACAATGAATTCAGCTGTACGAGTTGGTTGTAAGAATATTTGTCCTACTAGCTCGTTTCTGTCTACCACATCTGCTGTGTTGTTAGTTTCATCCATTACTACTTTAAATGCGTACAAACCTTGTCTTTGTTGTACAGATTCTAAGTATGGGTTAACTTGGCTTAAGAAGTTATTTCTAGTAGCGGCTGTATTTTGTTCAAATACTAATCCTTCTGCTACTTGACCTATAAAGCTCTTAAGGGCAATTAATAATCTTCTTACGTTTACTCTATCAAGTGCAGAAGCACGTTTCTGAAGTGTTTTTTGGCCAAATACTGTTACTCCACTTCCAGGGAATGTAGCAATTGGGTTAACATTTGCCTCATATATATCATCTCTATTTCCAGCGGTTAATTTTCTTTCAGCTCTAATTACTTGACCTAATGCACCACGGGTAATACCTGCGGGAGCAAACCATGGATCACTTGAAGCATCAGTAAATGCATATACACCTGGGATCATTGTTGAAGCTGGTACCCAAACTGCCTCACCTGTATTAGGATCAATAGTTTGTAACCAAGGCCAGTATGTAGCAGCATAGCTAGAATCAAATCCAGATGCTTGGTTTATTACTGCGTTTACTTGTGAGTTATATCCTACCAAGTCTATAATTGCAATAGCATCACCTCTTCCAATTGTATTGTTTACTAAAGCTGTGGTTTGAGTAGCGTGAGTTGAAGCTAATAGACCAGGAATAGATATTACATTATATTTGTACTCATCTACATTTGATAACAATGCAATTGCATCTGTGTAATCACCACCAACTAATCCTTGACTATCGGTTCCGTTAATGTTGTTGTAAAAATTAGCTACTCTACCTACTGGGATGTTAGATCCAACAGCAGAACCAAATGAACCAGAGCTTACAGCTGGTAAAGATCCGGTAAATGCAGGTTTAGCAATACCGTTGTTATCAAAATACTTTGGAGTATTAAAGTTTACTTGTTTTACTCTTACATATTTGGAGATATTGGAATAAGAACCAGATTGTTGGATATAATAATCACCACCATCATTAGTTAAAGTATAATCTACATCACCTATTACTTTAGAAATATAGTTAGAAGCGTATGGATCTAGTGATAAGTTGTTGTAAGATTCTAATACTATTTTTTGTACATTATTGTCATCTCCTCTTCTGATTAATAAGCTGAATGTTCCAGAAGCAGTGTTAACAGTTGGAATTTCCCATCTAACATTATCGGTTGTACCTAAAGATAATGCACCAGAAATTTCAGTTCCAGTGTTGTTCATAATTGCACCTTCAGAAATTGTTTCGAGTACAAAAGGAGACCCACCAGTAGTAGGACCACCAGATCCAGTTGGAATTAATGAGCTAGTTGCAGGTGTAAAGGAACCAGAGACTACTCTAGTTACCAATAAAGAAGTACCACCATTTTGGAAATAGTTGTTAGCGGCAATTGAGGTAAGGTAAGAATATACACTAGATCCACTTTGAACAGCTCCACCAAAAATAGCAGTATATTCGCTAAACGAACCTACTAGTGTTGGTATTTCAACTGGTCCTTTTACTGCGGGACCAATTATAGCTGCTCCTCTTTCAAGTGGCTGACCTTGTATAAAAGATTGATCGTTCTCTCTTGCTAATACACCGGGAGATAATAGAGTTTCTGCCATTTTATTAAGTTATTTTATATTGTTTTGTTATAAATATGAGAAACCCTTTCAAAAAACTATCCTGCCTTAGTGAATTCTCCGGAAGTCATGTCTATTGTACCATCCCCATATTTTTGGGTAAGCTCTTGGGCTAGTTGATCTTGATCCTGTTGGATTTGGGAAAAACTAGCCAATAGAGATTTTTTGTTTTCTTGCAGGAGAGATGTTTGTATTTCTATTTGACCTAGAGATGCTACAATATCTGCTACTTTATTATTTAAATCTTGCAACCTAGATAACTCCTCGGGAGCTAATTGAATTTTTTCCATATTATTCAGCAGAAATTAGCTTAAAAAATACAGGATATACTTCAGCAGATTCTACTAGTTCAAAATCTTCTAGCAAAAATTTACCGTGAGAAAGTTCTTTAGTTTCGCTTAATAGCTCGTTAAATTTTTCTTGAAAATCAACAAACTTTGGATTAACTTCTCTAGAAACAATTTTACCTTCTTCATCCCTTACCTCATTGGTAAACACTGGTAGTGAAATAGATCCAGTTTCATCTTCTTCGCCTAATTCTTTAACTAGTTGGTCTCGAACAGCTTCGATTTTCTTTTTTTCTTCCAACAAATCATCGGACAATTGCATTAGCCAATATTTGGTTTTAAATTTAAGGACTTCTTTCATAAGGCCTTTAGCAATAGTTTCACCAGTTTGGGTGTTTACTACTCCATTTACTTCGGCCTCTAATTGTAAAATTTGTCCTAATTGTAACGTTGTGTTTTGCATAAATTTTATATAATTTATTTTTGTGTGGTTATAAATATTATTTTTCTTTTTTAAGTCCATACTTTATCCACCTATACCAAATTCTTTCATGGTAGTAGTATTGTATAGGTTTCCATACCAATTCAACTATGCTAAAAGCTGCTCCCATTTTCACGGAACCGGTTGCAAACCACATAGCTAGAAAACCTATAGTTGTACTGACTATTCTATAGCTGATTGTTTTAGCTATGTGTCTTTTTACCTGTGGCATCTATTTCTCCGTTTCGAATTTTAGTAGCAGATATTTCAGCTATTTCTTGTGGTGGGATATGTTCTATAATATCATATCCTACTCCTCTACCAAATTCAACTGAACAGATATCTGGTATAGTGATTACTTTTAGTTTGCCGGCTCGGATTTCGGTTTGCATTTCTCTAGCAATATTAAGCATTATATCGTGAGAAGTAAACGGGTTTTTATCGTCTATTTCTACTTCTCTAATGGCAACACATACTTTACCACCTTCATCTATTACTTGACGGAACAATTGTTTGTGTCCCTCATGTAAAGGTTGCCATCTGCCTATAAACAAAGACCATTGATTGGGTTTTTTGGTCAATGATGATTTAACGTGTAATTTTTTATCCCACATATTCTAAAATTTGTTTTATACAATCGTTTATTTCTAGCCATTCAGTATTTAAATGTAGTACATCTTCATCTTGCGGATATTCAAAATCCGATACGTGATATTGTTCTCTACCTCTATCTACCTCGTAAGTTAAATGTACAAACTTTACTTCGCTAGTCAAACTTCTTAAGTAATCTCTTGCTTCTTTATATGGGTATACTAAAGACAAAACCACATCTGTTCCTGTACTATTTAAATAGTGAGCTATATCGCTAGCTCTGTTTAGGTTTTGTATACGACCTTCACGGGTGAAGTTTTTGTTTTTAAATAATTCTCTTAATTTATCTCCGTCTATGTTGTGTCCTTTTAGCTCGTTAGCTAAAGTAGACTTTCCGGAATGGGGTTGACCAAACAAAACTGTTATCATTGCTTATCTATTGATTTAAAGACATCATTAATATTAAACATTTCACTTGCATCCATATAAGGACATTCATGTTGAATTCCATCAAACGAATAATCGAACAAATAGGAATCGATCATTTTAACATTACCTTTAGGTGGATTAGCTACAATATTGGAGTGCATTTCGTATCCAAAGTTTTTAGGTGATGTGCCTACCCACAATACTGTTGATTTTAATTGCATTGCTGCCGCCGCATGTTGCAAACTTGAATCGATTAACACACGTTTGTCTGATAGAACTAGTGTACTGAATAGTTCGTGGTTGGTCATTGGGATGTTTACAAACTCTACTCCAGGTACTGCTTGTCTTTCATCTCTACCTATTTGGATAATGTGGTATTTGTTTGAGTATTTGTCTACAATAGATTGTGCTATACCATATGGCATATCTCTAGTCCAAGAATATAGTGTATTTTGTTGAAGAGGTCCTCCATTGGTGTGGATAACCATAGTAGGTTTATCTCGTTTCCAATTGTACATTATATCTTTTTGTATCATGTTTGGATACAAAATAGGCAATTGCTTTTGGAATTTAATTCCCAATAGATCACACCAGTTTTCAATCAAATGCTTTTTACGCATTATGTGATCAGATTGAAAATACGGCTCGTGTTTAAACACAATTGTATCTTTATCCTTAATATAATCATCGTAAAAATACGAGGTCATACCTACTCTATATACCCTGTGAATGTCTGGGTGGTTTAGGAATACTTCGGGGTAAGATACTACTAGTATTAGCTTTCTATCGCTGTATTGTTGTTTAATAGAGGAAATTAAAGCTGTAGCTGCTACGTTTTTACCTAATCCTCCTTCAATGTGCCACACAATGTACTTGGTACTATCGCTGGACTTGTCTTCTAGAATTGCTAGTTTTTCTTCTTTTAGCAAATCTGTTTCTGTCTTGTAACCTATATTCATTTTTTTATATTTGATATCCGAAATCGTTAAAAAACCATCTATTATTATCTTCAATTATTTTGCAGGCATTTGGCCCTAGTACCTCGTAGAAATCGTTTTTAACAGGCTTCAATTTACCTCTAATAACGTGATCCCCGAATATACCATACCATTTGTCATCTTCATAGGTTACCTGTCCAATATTGTCAAAGTCGTGTTTGAAATATGGGATTTCTAGATAATCGTAGATACGTTTCATTTGAGATTCTGGATCTATACATAATTCTTCAAATTTAACGAATAGGATGTGTTTGTGTGTTCCTGCTACTAGTGTTTGATATAGTCTATCCATTGAAGGACCTATTGGAGGATTATTAGCCCAAACTAGCATACGTTTGTCTGTAGTAGTTCCAGTTAAATCTCCCCAATTTGCAATGTTGGTTTCTACTAGTGGGTTGCTTCTGTATTTCTTTTCTAAAGAAGCATAGATGGCTCTAAGATCTCGCACCATGCAGATAATTTTGGGGTTGGGGTCGTACGCATCTATAAAGTCGCGTTCCATTCCCCAACCCCTAGATTTATCTACAACGTAGGGTTTGTCTGTGATGTTGTTGTAAAATCCGTAAATACCTTCCTTCAAGAATCCTTTAAAGCCGTCTTCCATTTGTTTTACATCTTGGGCTTTAAATTCAAGTCCATTTGAAAACAATGTTCGACATGTAGTCATCATCTCAAACAACCCCGATGTTGGGGTTGTATGGATGTCTGGGTTCTGTCCTAGTATATTCTGGATTAATGTAGAACCTGCTCTTGGCAAAGAGCTATTGTAAAATATTTTTTGTGGCATAACTTTAATTTAAGGATGTATTACATGAACATACCGTTCTTCATGCTGCCAGATACAACAGCATCAACAGTAGTTCCTTGCTCTGCGGCAATAGCTTCTAAAACAACGGAA